ATGTTTATGGAATAGATGCAACTTTCAAAGGTTTAATTAAGAAAATGGACGGGCTAAAAATGAAGCCTAGTGGAAAATTAGAGACATCTATAGATCTGTCTGTCACATATTTCAAACTTGAGATTGGTGGAAAAACAGTTGTAGAAATAGATGTACTTAACAATGTAAATGTAATTCATGGACTTGCTAATCAAGCAGTTAGAAAATATTTAGGATTAAATTAAGGAGGACTTAAATGAAAGTAAAGTTATCAAAATCTTATAATTTCGGTGGAAAAGAATTTAATGAACTAGACATAAATATTGAAGAAATGACAGGTAGAGATTTTATGCAATGTGAAAAGGAATTTAAGGCTAGAAACAAAGAAGCTGGAGCTGTAAAAGAACTAGAAGACTCTTGGGCTATAACTGTAGCAGCTAAATCTGTTGGAGTTAAGTATGGAGACTTGATTAACTTAATATCGATAGACTACTTAAAAGTGGTGAATGGGGTAAAACGTTTTTTGAGTCAAGGTTGGGAAGACAAAGAAGCTCAGAAGGATACTACAGTGGAAGTGACAGAGGAAACTGGTGCTTAATCTATCTGGATATGATAACAGAGCTTTTAAGAGTTCTTAATTATTTTAAAGTTAATGTAAGCTACGATTCTATGTTGGATTGTAGCTTATATGAACTTGATTACTGGATAGCTAGAGCAAATAAGTTTGTAGAAGAAGAGGAAGAAAGGCAGAATAAAGAAGATTAAAAAAAGAGGCTGAGATTAGCCTCTTATTCATTTTCTTTTATAAAATCAGCTGGAATTACGAAAAGAAGAAGAAGATATGTAATTACAATAAAATAAAATATTATTTTTCCTAAGATACCTCCATTAATGTATAGATTGTGCAAAAATCCTAATACCAACCAACCAGGAGGTAAACAAAAGAATAAAAAAGTAAAAAATAAAATAGTAAAAATTAAAACACTTAAAAAAATTGGATGTCTTTTAATAATATATAAATAATCAGTATTTTTTTGATTGTTATTCATTAATTTACCTCCTCTTCTTATTTTTTATAATAATACAATTTTTTTATATAAAAGTCAATGAATTTTATAGGAGGTGATATGCATGGCACATGATATGAGTTTAACTTGGCAATTGGGAATTGTTGGACTAAGTGGGACTCTTAAATCATTTTCAGATGTTGCAGATAAATTAACGACAGTTAAAAATTCAACAAAGGATTTAATTGAAACACAAGAAAAATTAAAAAAAATAGATAAAATAAGTGAATCATATGGAAAAGCTACTAGAAAGTGGGCAGAAGCTACTAAACAATTAGCTAAATTGAAGGAAGAATATGAAAAATCTGGAAAAGGAAATGCTGAATTTTCTAAAAAAGTTAAAGAAGCTGAGAGATATGTTGAGAGATTAAACACTCAAAAACAAAGACAGGCTCATTTATTTAAAGCAGCTAGAAGTGAACTTGAAAAAGAAGGTTTAAAATTAGAAGGGTATAAAAAGAGGTTAAAAGAAGTTAATAGTGAATTAGCAAGGCAAAATCAATATAAAAAAGATTTAAATTATGCTAATAGTATCAGTAGCTATGGAGACCAACTTTATCAAAAAGGAAGTCAACAAATCATAACTGGACTAGCATTTGGAAAGGTAGCATTAAGTCCTATTAAAGAATATGCTAGATTAGAAGAAGCACAAGCAGATTTGAAAAAAATGATAGAGTTCAAGGATAAAGCTGAAGAACAGGCATATTTTAATAAAATAAGGCAAGTTTCTGAAAATTCTCCATTACAGCAAACAGAAGTATATGAAATAGCTGGTGCTGCCGCTCAAGCTGGAATAGCAAAAGAGGATATTGTTGAATTTACAGAAAGAGCGATGAAATTAAAAGTAGCTTTTGATATGAGTACAGAGGCATCAGGAGAATTTATTGCTAAAAGTAAGGAGCAGTTAGGTTTGAGCCAGGAGCAAACTTTTGCATATGCAGATACTATTAATTTTCTATCTGATAATTCAGCTGCTAAAGCTAATCAATTGGTTGAAATCTCAAATAGAGTAGGAGGATTAGCAAGGACACAAAATATTTCTAAGGAAACCAACCTAGGTTTTGCTACAACTCTTTTATCTATGGGAAAAAGTGCTGAAGTAGCAAGTACTGGATTAAAACAACTTTATTTAGAATTAGGAAAAGGTACAGACACAAAAAAGAAAATGGAGGCTTTTAAATATTTAGGATTAAACCCTGATACAATAAATAAAGAAATGGCAGAAGATGCTGAAGGAACTATCATTAAGGTTTTAGAAAAAATTGATAAGTTAAAAGCTGAAGATAAAGCAGCAGTGTTAAATGATTTGTTTGGAGAACAAGCGATTGATAGTGTAGCAACCCTTGCTAATAACATAGACAAAGTTAAGGAGAATTTAGCCCTGGCTCACTCAGAAATGACTGCAGGTTCTGTAGATAAAGAATATGCTAATAGAATGAATACATTAAAAAATATTTTTGAGCAGACTAAAAACACACTAGTAAATGGACTTGCTGATATTGGTGAAGCCATAGGTCCACAATTAAAAGAATCTTTAAAGGGTTGGAGTGAAACATTTCAATCATTGGGAAATTTTGCTAGAACTCATCCCAAATTAATGTCAGGAATAATAAAAGTTATAGGAGCTATAGCGATTTTTAATTTATCTATGGGGTTAACAAATAGATTTGTCACAGGTCCACTTACTAAGACATTTGCTTGGCTTTTAAAATTTGGTAAACATTTTAAATTTGGTGGACTAATGCATGCTTTAAAAAAGATGTTTCCACTAACAAGTAAGCTATTCAGTGCATTTACTAAGATTGGTACTTTCTTAGGTGGAAAGTTTATAAGTGTATTAAAATTAGTAGGCACTGCTTTAAAACTCGTATTTACTGGGAATCCTATAGGTTTATTGATAGTTGCAATTGTAGCAGTAATAGCTATTTTTGTGGTTTTATATAAGAAGTTTGAATGGTTCAGAAATGGGGTTAAACTTATCTTTGGGGGATTCATAGAATATATAAAAGGGCTATGTAAGATAGTAGTTGGGATATTTACTTTAAATGGCAATATGATAAAAGAAGGATTCCACAATGTAGCAAATGGAGTTAAGAAAATATTTTCAGGAGTAGGTCTTATAGTTAAGAATGTATGGAAGATTGTGAAAGATAATCTTAAATCCGTATGGGACTGGATAAAGACTAAGTTTAAAGAGATCTGGGCTAAAATTAAAGAATATAGTGTTATGTTTATTCCATTCGTTGGTGTTTTTATTCTTTTATATAAAAAATGTGAATGGTTTAGAAATGGAGTTAATGCCGTTTGGATAGCTATTAAAAATGCTTTCTCTAGCACATGGCAATGGATAAAAGATAAATTCAACTCTTTACTTGAAATAGGTTCTAACGCTTGGAATGGCTTAAAGAATAGTGCTACTGCTATCATAGACAAAATTAGAGAAGCTTTCAGTGGATTCTTTGATTGGTTAAGCAAAAAATGGGAAAGTATTAAAAACTTTGGTTCTAAATTAAATCCTTTTAATTGGTTTAAAGGAGATGGAGAGGTAGCCCAAAACTACTCAGGTACTAACTACTTTGGTGGTGGACTTACAACTCTTGCTGAAAGAGGTGCTGAACTTGTAGAAATGAATAATAGTTCTTTCTTAGTAAATTCTCCAGTTATGGCTAATTTACCTCGTGGAGCTAGAATCTTAAATAATTCTCAGACTAGAAAATCTTTATCTTCAAGAGTATCATCTTTAAAAGATAGAATCAGAAATATTTCTAACAATTCAAAGACTATTATAGGTGGAGACACAATAACCATTAACATTACTGGAAATTCATCAAATAAAGCAGATATTGCAAGAGAAGTTAAAAAGGTTATGCTAGAAATACAAAATAAGAAAAGAAGGACGGCGATAGTATGAAAAAAGTAAAAGTTTATAAGACAGTTAGTGGAGATACATGGGACTTGATAAGTTATAAATTATATGGGTCAGAACAGTATTTCCATCAGTTGATGAGAGCTAATCTTAATTTATTGTCTATCGCTGTATTTGATTCTAACATTCCTATCATAGTACCTGAAATTACACCTATTGCAAGTGCAGTAGAAACATCAAAACTACCACCATGGAAAAGATAAAGTGTAACAATATTGATTTTATAAAAGATATAGACACTTTATTTACTAATTAAAACTACAAAGGGCAGTATAAAAGCCGCTCTTTTTTTTATTGCTAAAAAGGAGGTTGATGGAATTGGGATAGCTAGAAATATAAAGATATTAGTTTTCTATGAAGGAGTAGATATTACTGAAGAAATACAGCCTAGTATCTCATCTATGACATATACAGATAACTCAAAAAATGCTGTAGATGACTTAGAGTTAGACCTGGAAAATTTAGATTATAGATGGCTTAATGAATGGTATCCTGATGAGAATTCAAGACTCTTAATAGGGATCCAGCAAAATGAAAATGGGAAATCTAAATTCCTGGATTTAGGTATTTTCTATGTAGATGAGCCTACTTTTAATAACCAAAGATTATCCTTAAAATGCTTGGCATTGCCTCTTGACCAAACTATCAGAGAACAGGTTAACAGTGTTGCATGGGAAAAAATAACTTTATCAGAACTATTATCTAAAATAGCAACTAAGCATGAACTAGATTACGAGTTACATTGTGATAACGCCTTCTTTGATAGACTAGACCAGGATAGAGAAACAGATTTAGGTTTTTTAAACAGGGTTCTATCTGAAACAGCTCTAAGTTTGAAAGTTACTGATGACAAGCTAATAGTCTTTAATGATGACGCATTAATTGATAATGATAATATTGATGTCTTTAACATTAAAGATTTTCGTATTAGAAGCTTTACTCTAAAGAAGAAAAATCAAGGAGTTTATGATAAAGTCGAGGTTAGTTATTATGATGCAGATAAGAAGAAACACATTGTTGAGACGATTACAAAAGAAGAACTTGAGAAAAGAAATGAGGTAAAACATGCTTGATGATGGAGGATATATAGCTTTTAAAGAAAAAGCTAACAAGACAAAAGCTAAAAAAAGAGTTAAAAAAGCTAAGACAAAAAAGATTAAAACTAAAGGGAAATCACAAGCTAAGAAAGTGGCCGAGAAAACTTTAAAGGATAGTTTAAAGCAAGAGTACTCTATAAACTTAACAGTTGATGGAGATGTTAAATACTGTGCTGGTTGCATTATAGAACTAGATGATAGCTTTGGTAGATTTGCTGGAAGATATGTAATTGATAAAGTTACACATAATATCTCAGGAGATTACACTTGTGATATAGAAGCTTTTAAAGTTGGTGCTAGACAAAATGCAGAAGAAAGAGCAAAAGCAATTGATAAAGCTAAAAGAGATAAGAAGGAAAAAGAGAAAGAAACTAGGAAGAAAGCTAGGAAAAAAGAAAGAGAAACAAAAAAGCAAATAAGATTAAAAATAAAAAGGTGGTGAGTAAGAATGCTGGATATCTTGAAACAAGGAGAAGTAAATGATATAGACATAGCTAATGGTAAAGCGAGAGTTATATTTCCAGATAGAGACAATAAGATTTCAGATTGGTTAAATATTCTGGTCCCATTCTCAGAATCACATTCAGATAACTATCATCTTGAGAAGGGTCAAACGGTTATAGTCCTATCATTACCAGATATGATGGAGCAAGGTTACATCTTAGGTTGCCCTATGAGAGCGTCTGATATTTCAGAAGGAGAAGTAAAAAGGACATTCTCAGATGGCGGATTCTATTCTTATAAAGATGGAGTTTTGACATTATCCCCCATCAATAAAGTAGTTATTACTGCAGATGTGGAGATAAAAAAGACACTCATCGTTGATGGAGATACAACTTTTAAATCTAATACGGATACTAAAGGTACTGCTATGTTAGACGGCATTAATCTTAATACCCATACTCACTCAGGGATACAGCCAGGAAGTGGTAACACAGGAGGTCCATCATGATAGGAAGCTTAGGAGATATAGTTTTTTATGCTAGTGATTTGAATGTATTTTCTTTAAAGAAGGAATTATCAAGAAGTAGAAAAGCTAAAATTACTCAACATGAACCTATTTATGGGATTGGTAAAGTAAGACAGCAAGGTAGAGAACTTATGGAAGTTAGTTTATCAATAGAGTTGATAGCAGGACTTACTAAAGCCCCTAGTTTACATCTACAGATGTTAAAAGACTTTATGGAGCTGGGAAGATATGCTCCATTAATACTTGGATATCATGTGATAGGAGAGTTTCCATTTCTGATAACTAGAATTGAAGAAACATTATCGCATTTTAATGCAGTTACTGGAGAGTTTGATTATATCAATTTGGATATAACGCTGCTGGAGTATGTAGATGACCCTTTACAGTATCAAAAAAAGATAGAGTACAGACAAAGGGCTAAGACCATTCTGGGAGTTGAGTATGAGGACACTGTAAAAAATCTACAAAAGAAGGTGTTTAAATTATGATAATACATATAAATTCTAAAGATGATATAAATTACAACCCAAAAAATGAGATAGAAGATGTGGTAAGAAATGTACATATGATTCTAAGAGTAACAAAGGAAGAACAGCCACTGATGAGAGAATTCTCTTTAGACAGTGATATGGTAGATAAAAATATTCCTGTTATTAAGAATAAGCTAATTGGCTTGTTAATGACTAATTTAAAAACGTATGAACCAAGAGTACTACTTAAAAACTTAGATCTAAAATTAGAAAATAATGACTTAGAAATAATGCTAGAAATAGAGGTGATTGTATGATTGATGATACTTATGAAATATTAGATGCAAATGCTGAAGAACTGAGGCAGCAAATGCAAGAAAAGTTTGAAGAACTTAGTGGAAGACAAATCTCTAAGTACTCTCCAGAAGGTCTTATCTTTGCAAGTGTTGCATATCTAATAGCAATGAGAGAAGAAAACTACAATGATAATCTAAAGCAGAATTACTTAAAATATGCTAGAGATTATAGATTAGACCTGCTGGGCGATAGATATGGAGATAGAGGATTGCGATTAGAGGAGCAATATGCTAAAGCTACTTTTAGATTTTCTATCATATCTACTAAGCAAAAGAAAATTGTTATTCCTAAGGGTAGCTTGATTAGATATAATGACCTTTATTTTGAAACAAACGATGAGTACTCTATTGTAGAAAATACTTTGTTTGTAGATGGCATTGCAACATGTAAGACTCCTGGAACAATAGGAAATAATATTCCTGTTGGACACATCAATACAATGGTTGACCTATATCCTTATTTCTCTAAAGTAGAAAATATTACTATTTCCAATGGTGGTACAGACTTGGAAGAAGATGAAGTATATAGAGAAAGATTAAGATTAGTGCCTGACTCTTTTTCTGTTGCTGGGTCTGAGGGGGCTTATGCGTTCTGGACATTGTCCACTTCTCCTGAAATAGTTGATGTTACTGTTAAAAGCCCAAAGCCTTGTGAAGTTGATATTTATGTTCTTACAAAAGATGGAGTTCCTTCTGAAGAGTTGAGAAACCAAGTTTTAAAAGTCGTAAACTCAGATGAAATAAGACCTTTGACAGATAAGGTTACTATAAAAAGCCCTGAAGTTGTAGATTACAAAGTTGAATTTGATTATTACATAAATAAAGCAGATGAAATTAATATTAACTCTATAAAAGCTAAGGTGCAAACAGCTGTAAATGAGTATATAGAATGGCAAAAGAGTAAGTTAGGTAGAGATATTATTCCAGATGAGCTAATCAAAAGATTAAAGCTTGCTGGAGTAAAGAGAACTGTCATTACTTCTCCCGTTTACAAAAAGCTAGAATCTCATCAGTTTGCTAAATGTAATGCTAGTGTAGTAATCAATTATCTAGGAGTTGAAGACATATGATATTAATTGATGACTTGAAATTAACAGACATTGCCGCAGTATCTACTTTAGATGATGCTACGACTAAATGGATATATGAATCTATAAACTATGTCTTGAGAGGTAGAAATTCCATCATAAATAGCGAATTAAAGAAGCTAGAGATTATAGATTTGATGAATGAGCAAGAGATTAATATGCTCTTATGGGAATACTCTATCTATACTAAAAATGCAACTCTTGAAGAAAAGAAAAAAATAGTTAAAAGGGCTATATTTTCTAAAATCAACATGGGTACAACTAAAGTATTAAAAGATGTGTGTGGTCTACTGTATAAAGGCTTTGATGTAAAAGAATGGGTAGATTATAACGGTAAACCAGGTACTTTTAGAATCTATACGGATAAGAAAATATCAGATCCAAATGAGTATAGAGAGTTGATGGAAAACATAGAGGCTAACAAGAATGTTAGAAGTCATTTAGATTATATAGAATTAAAACAAGTAAACGCATCTAAATATTACATATCTGGCTTTAAGGAAATAACTTTGTTGGCAACTAAGGAAAATAAAAAGAAAGACTTTACTGTAAATAGCAATGTTTACATAAAAGCCTATAAGCAAATAATAGGAGGTATGACTAAATGAAATTTAATGGGATAACTAAAAAAGGTAGAGAATACTTGGCTAAAATACAAGCAGAGAACAAGCCTATTAACTTTTCTAAGATTAAAATAGGTGACGGCAGATTGGATAACTATGATAATCCATCAGAACTAGAGCACTTAATTAATCAAAAAGTTGATAAAGGTATACTAACTTTAAACCAGGAAAATGACACAGTTATTTTAACAACTAATATCGATAATGTGAGCCTTAGAACTGGGTATTATCCAAGAGAGATAGGAGTGTTTGTTAACGATAATGGGCAAGAGATAATGTACTATTATATGAATGATGGAGATGAAACTTCTTGGATACCGCCAGAGTCAGATGGGCCATTTAAAATAGAACTAAAACTTAATCTTATAGCATCTAATGCTCAGTCTATAATTGTGGAAGGGTCTGGAAAAGAACTGTACATTACAAAAGAATTCTTAGAAGCTAACTATACTCAAAAAGGTGGGTATACAGGAACAGCTAAAGAATTAGATGATAGAGTAGTTTCTGCACTTGGTAAAGAAGATGGTAAATTTCCTTTAAATGAGGCTATACAAGGAAATGTTTACTATTTCCCATCAAACAAGAAATTTTATATGTGTAAAGAAACTCAAAATAGAAGGATTAGTGTCCCTGATGTAAAATTTGAGGAGCTTTCAATATGGGAAAATCGTAAGAGATTGGAAAATTTATTCAAATATTCTGAAATTTTTAAGGGTAGGGCTGCAACAAAAGGACAAGTGCTAGGTAGTATCCCAGACAATTCAAAATTTATAGAAATAATAGGGATAAATTATGCGAATGATAGTAATTTCTATTATTTTCAACCTATAACTTTGAGAACGGAAATTATAAGAAATAAGGATATTTTTTTTAATATTGGGATATCATCAGATACAAGAGAATTTGGACTGAGTTTCAAAAATAATGTGATATCAATTATCCATTCAAGTTACTCAAATTCTACAGGGGATAATAACTTTATTGGTCAAATTTTATCTGTAAATGGTTAATATTACTAACCCAAGAAGTAGAAAGTATCTAAGTAAATACTTTCAGCTACTTGTATTGGGGATAAAATATACAAATTTCTAGTATTTTCATCGTATCTAGTTCTTGCTGTTTCTTAGATTAAACTTGAATTATAGCGAAAATGCTATAGTTCTCCCTTGTTCTATTTTGATTATTCAAATATATTTTTCTATTCTTAATATAAGAAGTGATAGGCTTTTCACCACCAGTCCCAGTCTG